TTTTTTGTTACCTCATGTGTAAGATCTTGAATGTAAAAGATGTCTCTCACAATAGATTCGGTAATTGGTATACTTGAGACCCTATCAAGCTTCTGGAGAACCGCATTTAGCTTGTCTTCGTGCTTGTGGTTTTGCTTGCATTCTTTGATAACAGATTTTAATCGACCAACCTCTTCGTTCATAAAAACTTTTAGACCCAGCCCATTATCAGCAAAAGAAGTGATATAACATGTCAATAGACTCTTTTGCTCCGGTCGAAGAGTGTGCTCATAGGATTCATTGAATTTCTTGACAAATGTATTATAAGTTAAATTGTCAACATGCAAAAAGTCTTTCTTTTGTTCTTTATTGGGTCGCATTAACTTAACGACTCTGTCTTCTAGAATGATTCTTTGCTTGGCGCTTCCTTCGTTTGCAAAAAACTGGCCGATTGTTGCAAGGTCCTTGTAATTTGAAATAAAATTTGCGAACACTTTATTCGAAACCGATTCATTGATTGTTTTAATCAACTTAGTTTGTAAATTAAAAACAACCTTACGGTCAAGTGAGTGGTAATCTTTCTTAACCTCTCGTATTAACCTAGAAGAAACATCATAATCAATTATCTTTGTTTCCAGCAAGGTTTTATAATTTTCCAAGTCTTTCCTTAGAGTCGTTCCTGTTGAAAAGAACTCTTTAAGAATTGAAATAATTTTTTGTTTTTTTGCGTCTTGCTTATGCAATATTGCTTTTGTGTATTCTTTAATCAATGCTTCGTAAAGAAAAGCGGTATTTCTTTTCTTATTATGCTTCAGCTTCATTTTTCTTCTCCGATTTTAATAGGTCTTCTAGAAGTCTGCTGACTTCATCGCTAACAGTAAATAGTTTTTGTTCTTCTAAGGCATCAGCGTTTTGTTTATTTTCCATTAAACCTTTGGCCAAAGAGTCTAGACCGCCGTGACCTACTTTACCAGCCCATGTTGTTCTTCTAGAAATTTCGGGACCAGCAGCAGATTTCATGTTTTTAAGGCGGGCGCCTTTGTCGTATTCGCCTTCGTTTCTTTTAGACACGTAAGGTCCTCGTTTCTTAGGGCGGTCATCTCTTTTTCCGGGAGGCTCAGCTAATAACACATCATCACCAGCATCATCAGCAGGGGAATCACCAGCAGGAGGCTCAATTTCATCTCCGCCACCTAATTCTGGCTCATCTCCACCCAAGTCCATTCCAGAAGCGCCACCGCTTTCGGTCGGGGCTTGGCCTGCTGCTTCAAGGGCTGCTGAGAATTTTGAATCAAAAAACATTTCTCTTTGCATGCGGAGGAATTCTTCTTCTGAAAGACCGAGCATATTTTCAGCAACCCATCTCTTGCTAAAGTATCCTTCTGTTGCAGCACCAGCCGCATCAAACTTGGCTTTCCAATGTTCAAGCTCTTGCAATTCAGCAATCTTTGAAGGGTTGTTGAGCCCCAAAGAAAAATTAAGAAGATCATCGTTACGGAAACCCATGGTATACAAATGAATGATTCCAATTTTTTCAAGCTCGGCAATCACAACTCGTTGCAAGCGCTGGATAGTTCTAGCGAAGCGAATATCTTTCTGTGCTAGAGTTGTCTTGTCCTCTGTTGCACCGTCACCCATTGTAAGGTAAGACTGGGGAATCTTAATGGCTGCAAACAGTTTGTCTCTTAGATATTTTACATCGTCTACCGTTCCGGTGAACTCTCCACCAGAAAGTGTATCGATCTTTGTGTTTGACTGCCCCCGGACAGGAATGTAATAATCTTCCTCAATTGACAAAGGATTGTAACGAAGATCGACCTTGCCAGTAGTAGGGTCCACAACCTGATGCCGCTTCATTTGTGTCATGATCTTTTGCATGTACTGTTCTACGTCTTGTGGAGCGATATTTCCAACATCAATGTAAAACACTCTCCGCTCAGGCGAACGAATGATACGATAGGCCATCATTGCGTCTTCTAGAAGAACAAGCTGCCTCCAAATCCTACGAGAGGGCTCTAGAACAGAAGTTCCATAAGGTACGTGCTTGTCATTTCCTAAAATACGAAAATGAGCAACTTGCCAATTTTCCAAGGTTAGCCCGGCGGAATTCCATTGGTACTGTACATAATTGGGATTTGTTTTGTCCTCTCCTTCAAGTCTTTCAACTTCATGCGGAGGTAGCCCAATAACATTGCGGACTCCAATGTTTTCATCAATATCCATATACAAAAAGAGGTCTCCGTACTTGCACATGGTTCGACACCAACCGAAAAGATTGTAGTCAATATTTAAAATGTTGTGGTATAAAGTAGACAACAAAGACTTGATTTCTTCATTGGCACAATTAATCCTCAGCATTGGTTGTAAATTCGAATGAGTTGTCATTTCATCAGCGTAGATGTCCAAAGCAGAAGCGAGTTCTGGCATGTACTCCATTTGATCAAAGTCGACATATCTTTCGGAACGATTTCTATTGGAAATCATATTAGCTGTCAACACATTCATAGGATTGTATTCAGCCTTTTTAAACTGTTTTCCACTAGCGGACTTGAACCACTTAGAGTAAATATCTAAATGTCGTCGCCTCAACTGTCGACCAGTTTGAGTTCTTCTGTTAACAATAGGGCCAGACAGCAATCTGGTCAAAGCTTTGAACAGTTGCGACTCATTATTGTACGGGTTTCTTCCTTTAGCCATAGTTTATCCTTTTAAAATCCAAATAAATTCTTTTGCGTTACTAATTTCTTCTTCATATTTCTTTTCAAAGCTTTGGTCGTAACCGTCCATTCCTTTGATTGCTGTGTTGATCTTTGTGGTGTTCATATACATACCATCCAACATTGCTTTTTTGTACTCCACATCTCTTTTGCTAGTGGTTAAGGCTGTGTCCCGAACCCAGCAGGCAATAGCAAGAGCCATTACCAAATCATCATTATAAGACCTCATAGCTTGAGGCTTTCCATTATACCAAATAAAAGTTTTCATTTCATGAAATAAACGCAAAGAATATGTCTTAATTAGTTTATTTCTTATGAACTCTTCAAGTTTCGCAACAATTAGCGGCCTAGTCTTAGTTGAAGTTGTAAAACCAGCAACAGCATTGTTACTAGCCTCTCCTTGGTAAGCCTCTACAAATTCATGAGTTGCCTTAACAGAGTAATACAAGTTTGGATATCCCAAAGTTATTAATTTTTCTAAAATAGAAATTCCAATCCCGTTATTTTCGACGACCAGTAAACAGTTTCCGTATTCTTGTCCTGCGGAATTAAGCATATTTGCATACATATCCAAATTAGGTTTTCCTTGGTATTCCGCGACAACTTCTAATGTTTCAAGCTTAATAACATGAAAAACAGAATTATCTTTACCGTCTCCTCGTGCAACGTCTGCGACAAGTAAATATGATGCATTGCTGTCATATTTTTCCCAAATCCAAAAGTTTCTATCATAACCAGTCCTATATGAGGGTTCCTTAATAATTTCATTAATCCATGCCAAATCATCCGGATGAATTACAGTATCTCCAGAAGTATTAAAATTACATTCAAGTTCCTGTGCGATTTGTCTTCGAGACATGTTTTTAGTCTCTTTTGCAAACCAAGTCTTGTCTCTTTCCGGATGCACATCCCATGGGAGAACAATTGGATGAAAATCATTGTCTCCATTATCGGCATCAATGAAAGTTTTGTGGAACCAGTTACCAACACCAGAAGGGGTTGACAAAGCAATGCAACGCCCACCAGTCGAAAGTGTTGGGTAAATAGAAGTCCAGATGTCGTTCATATTGTCGATATGCGCAGCCTCGTCAATCACAAGTAAAGATAACGCTTCAGAACGACCAGCATCTCCGGAAGTTGATGCGGCCTTGATCATTGAGCCATTTGACAACTCGAATGAAGTTCTGTTGTCTACTATTATATCAGAAATCTTAATCCAGTCAGGTAAACCTTTCATAATAGACTTTACTTTACGCACCAAGTTGGTCGCAGTATTCAGTTTAGTTGCAAGAACTAAAATGTTTTTTTCTTTATGAAACAACAAGAACCAAACACAATACGCGGCGCAAATGGTAGAAATTCCCAACTGTCTCGCTTTGAGAATTACATTGAAGCGATAGTCGTTAAAATCTACCAAAAGATCATCTTGGTAAGGATATGTTCTAAAAGGAACCAGCCCTTTCATCGGGTGACTGATTCGACAGTAATTATTAATAAAATAAGACGGGCTTTTACCCGACTGAACAATTTCCTTGATAATTTGTTTTTTGTCTAAATGATATGCCATTAAACATTAGCCCTTTTTCCTTGTATCATTCGAAGGGCGTTTGTTGTTACTGCTCAAATCTAGAAACTTTCGAATTGCATCATCAACAGTTCGGTTTTCAGAACCACCAGCATCCGGATCAACCTTGACACCAGAAATCTTGTAGTATTGATGAGCTTGAACGAAAGAGCGGACACGACTTGTGGACTGGGCCAAGATATGAACGTCGCCGTCTTTTGTAAGGGTCACAGAGTTTCCGGTAATCCTTTTGTATTCCTTTTGGAGAAATTTTTTGACCTCGTTGATTTGTCGAGCCATTTCGTTTTCAAAACCTCCACCATGGATATCTTTGAGCATGATGTCAGACTGATAGTGGATGCACATGCCCCCAGAATAAAACTTAACTTTGAAGCCGTCATTAACGCGCTTGTCAAGAATAGGGTCTCCCTCTTCTCTTTTAAGTCCAACCTTGAGAGGTTCTCCTTTATCGTCCAGTGCTCCGTCGTAGCCATTAGCTGCCGCTTGAGCAAGTCCTTGAATTATTTCTAACATATTTGAATTAGCCATTGTTTGGTCTCCAGCCTTTTTTCCATCTTTCTTCTCGTCCTTCAACCCATTGGATATAGCACTTTTCACAACAATCGAATTTTGTCATATAAACATCATCATTTGATTTAAATGAATATGTGTTGCAAACCGGGCAAGAACGATTAGAATTCTTATTAATTAGTTTTCTTGGTACAAAAACTCCATCCTTCTCAACTTTATCATGATCATATTCTTTCAATTCTCGAGAATACAGTTCCTTAAGTTGAGACAGGTATTCCTTTTCTTTCTCATCGCTCCAGTCATTTCTTGGGTGCTGGACTGTTTCTTCACCATATTTCTCGGCTATGGCTTTCTCTACTTTAACAGCGTAATTTGGATCTTTCTTCTTCATTTACTTCACCGCGTGGAATATACCGATTGAAGCAGCAGAGCCTAAAACAAAGCCACTAGTTAACCATATGTAAGGTCTAGCGGGCTTATATGAAGCTCGAATAGAATCAAGTTCATTTTGGCGAATGGTGCTAATTTCTTTTAACATTTGTTTCTCAGCTTTGCAAGAAGCCACAACAAGATCGTGCTGGTATTGCTTTTTAGTAGACTGCTTGTCAAGCTCATATTCAATTTCAAGCTGACACTCCAGTTCTTTTTGAGCATTCTCTGTCAATATTGAAGCCACTGCTTCTTCGTTGAATAACCGCCCTTCAAATGGCGCCCTTTCTCCTTTTTTAAGATTAGCGAACTCTGGTCCACCAAATGCCGCTAGCGACAATAATAATAGAATCATTTAATCTCCCGTACTGAATCTCTCATTTCTTTATCAAAATCTTTTCTTAATTCGATCAAAGGATTGAATGAGGCTCGTTTACGCTCTAATAACAAAGCTCCTTGCGGCTTTACAAGTGCGCCTTCTAATTCAATCGCTTCAAAATCAATTTCTGTTTCTTTTTTGTAAACAACCTTGGGCTCATCATCTGCATGTGCTGTCAACATAAATAAATAAAATAACATTATTTGACCTCTCGTATGCCGAACTCTTTAAGCAGAAGTTTGTCAATCTCATCCGGATTGTTCTTGGCTTTTTTAAGGTTCTTTTTGAATTCTCTCTTTTTAGCTTTTGCTAATTCATCTTTTCCTTCTTCGTATTCTCTTTCAACTCTTTCCATGGCCTTGTCGTACTTAACCCTTGCTTTTTCTCTTAATTTAATCTCTGTTCTGTGGCCTCTTTCAATTGCCTTTGATTCAAGGTCTGCCATTTTGAGAGCGGACTTTGCTTGACGAAAAAGTTCCTTGTTGGACCTTCGACCCAAACAGAAGAGCAGCAATGCTCCGGAAGCAAGGACAACCCAACGCCAATGATGAAAACACCACGAGCGCAACTTTTTCCAATACTTCCGGAGCGTAAGCAAACTCACTACAGAGAATCTCCATACTTGTACGTCTTCACGGCGTCAATCACTGACTGGCCTCCGACGTATACAATAGCAACCAGACCCCAAGTATCAGGATCCAAATCGCTCCAAGCCATAAGACCAGTAGCAGTCAAGAAAACAATAAGCTTCCTTGAAATTGCTTTTTCAAGCATGCGGTCAATAAGGCCAAGTTTTTCTGCTGCGCATCCTTCCGGACAACAATCACAGTCGCAATCACAACAGTCTTCGCTTTCGTGACACTCTTCTTCATCGCAATCATGCACATGATCACAATCTAATTCTTTACATTCTTCATTATGCATTTTATTTTTCCTCCGGTGGCATATAGCCATAATCTGGGTCGCCGGGTCTGAGTCTGTTGCCTTCTTCGTCTCTTCCTCGGCTTTGTGCAAATTCGCATTCTTCTTCAAAACGTCTATCCGCTTCAAGGTACTCTGGGGTACCTCTATCAAATTTATCTCTTTCTTTTCTAAGCTCTATGCAATGCTCTTCGTCTGCTACCTCTCTTATCATGGGGTCTTTCAGCATCCCCATCACGTTTTGATGAATCATCGCTACATCATGTTGTTCTAGCCGGCTCAATTCGCTAGTAATCTCATCAATCATGGCCTGTTTTTCCATGCCGGGCTCTCCACCGACCATTCCCAGCAATTCATTCATCTCTTCTTTGATAATTTGCTTGAGTCTCTTTTTTGTTAATTGCATTTTAAATCCTCACTTTAGCGTAACCATCAACTTTATCAATATCAATTGTCATGTCCACCACATCTTTCAAAGAATCCAAATGGGAGATCAAAATAACTGTCTTAAACTGGCTCTTAATCATTTGAAGCAGTCGAATGAAACCTTCCATGTGTTCATGGTCTAATGCTGTTGCTGGTTCGTCAAGTATAAATAGTTCGCTTTTAGGCAAATTTGTGATAGAAATTAACGCTAAACGTATTGCCATCGAAGCTAAAGTCTTCTCAGCCCCAGAACCCATGGACAATGGTCGAGGATCATAGTACGGATGTTTAATATTAATATCAAGCTTCTTGTCGTTGTTTTCAAAGAATACCTCAAAGTCAACAATATTAGCAAGGATTTTTGACACTTCCTCGTTTAGAAGAGGTAATTTGTTTTTAATTACAACATATGGTATACCATTGGGATGCATACACTGCATAAAAAGGTCATAAGCAACCCATTCTCTCTGGACAGCGTCAAGCTCCTTTTGTTTCTCTAGAAGAGTCTCAATGGTTTGCTTTGTAGATCCTTGTTCGACATAAAGGTCATGCATAGTCTTGTTGCATTTTGTTAAAGCACTTGCTTTCTTTCTTAAGACTTTTTCAATTGCCACCTTCTCTCTTTTGAGAGTTTCAAGGTTCTCAATAGCATCTTTGTTGTCATTATAAAGTTTTTCTTTATCCTCGAGAATACCAACCTCTGTCTCGAACAGCTTAATTTTAGAAAGGTTATTACGAATTACATGATCATTGTTGACAATGTTACTTTCGCACTGGTCGACCTTCTTAACCAACAAATGATGATTTTTGATTGCTTTCTCAATCTCTTCAATTGCAATGACCGATATCATTGTCTCTGTTTCTGTCAGACTGGATTGAGCAGAGTCCATACTGGTCTGCACTTGTTCCATGGAAGACTTAGCCTTGTGAGCGTCCTTAACAAACTTGTTGCTTACACAATATTGACAATCCGGGTCGTACTCGTGTTCGTCCAAAAGCTTGATTTTCTTTTGAATGTTTTTCAACTTAAGTTTTGCCGCCTTAAGAACACCAGACTGCTTAATTCTCTTTTGTGTTAATTCGTGGTGATAA